TCGTACACCACATTACGAGCACCGTGGTGATCGGTTAGTGATACTTTGTAAAAACCATCGTGAGAATACTGTATATTTATATTATATTTATTGTGCGACATAAGTGAAACCTTTATAGTTAAACCATTCAGTGATATAAGAATCGCCATTTTCGTCAGTTTTGCCAAATCTAGTGTCGGCAAGTTCGCAAATAGTGAATGGTTTGTAAATTATATTATTTAATTGTAAGTAGTTATTTTTAAGGAATTTTATTTTATTCATAAGTTTTATTATTATTATCTATTTCTATTCGTATTAAGTTTGTATTAGTAGTTTATAAACACATAGTTTTGTCTACCTTGCTCGTCATTACACCAGTCTTGATTAGCGTACATATCTTCACCGAGCATTTCTTCTGTTACACCTGCATAAGCAGGACAAGTTGCTACCATATCTACCACTGTACCACATGAACTTAGTAGTGTTACTACTGTCATTGCTGTTATTACTATTTCCGCTGCGTTATTTTTTATTTTGTGCATAATTTTTCTTTTAATTCTTTTTTGATTAATTTAATTAAGAACGGCGTCATCTTCATCGCTCTATTTCTTTTTTCTTGTTGATACTGTTTCCAGTGTTCTATTGCTTCGTACATATTATTATTATTTATTCATATATATTATCTTACTATTGTCGTATTTAGTTTGTATTAATTTAGAATTAACTCATAACCTTCATGTATTTCACTGTCAAGCATAGTATTCGCTCTTTCTAACGCTTGTTCAAACGTACTGAAGTTACTACTACTACTCGCCCAGTAATCACTAGTTTGAGTTTGTCTTTCACATGAGTAATGATTATCACCATGTCTTGTTATTACTATTGCTTTGATTTCTTTTACTGGTTTTACTCTTGGTAAATTAAACCATAAGTGTTTTAATTCTTCTCTAGTCATATTATTATATTTTAGTAGTAGCTTGCGAATCGAACGCACCTATGCACCATGGCTACTTATTACTATTCATATTTGATTATACGAGGGAATAGTGAACTAACTCGACTTTATATTACTACTCGCAGATTTCTCTTGCAACGAGTGGTACATTGTTAGAAGCAGTATAACTTTTGTACTTTATAAAGCAATTCATACTTTCTAATTTATCTTTCATTACTTCATATACTTTATCGTGATTATACTTAGCAACTTTACCATTTTTGAAGTTGACTGTTATTACTGCATTTTTACCGATTAGTGATTTTCTTATCACAAATCTTTTACTATTTAATTTCATATTTATTTATTTATTAGTTTAACTTTGTTTATTATTATTATCTATTTATATTCGTAGTTTGTTTGTATATAAAAGTACTATTATTATTTATATATAATTCTTACTGTCACTGTTACTGCCCGCACTTTGCGAGTTTATAATTATATTTATATTTGTTTTATACATTTTGTAGTTTTGTATTTGTATTTTATATATATATAATATCGAGATATAGTCGTAGTATGTTTGTGTAAACAAAATAAATACTAATATATATTGATAATATAATTGTAATGTGTACAGAAAGAGCGGCGCCGGGGTAAAAGTATGACTTTCCCATGGAGAGGGGGTAGTGTATATAGGGGGGGCAACACCGTACCCCAAAATTTATAACGTTTTTTTATAGGACATAAGCCTATTATAGTATACTAGTAATACCCTATTGTCCACTTTTTAAATTATTGATTTACTATGTAATAATAGTAGATATAAAATAACAAAACAATTACGACTATGCCTGATTTTAAAGAACAAAAAAGAGGTTTCATGATGGAACCTAAAGGAGTATACAAAAAATACACATGTAAAAGGGGTATGCCAAAGTATGGATTAACAGATCCAAACGAGGCGCCTACAATGAAAGCAACAACACACTTAGGTGGTACTGAAAGAGAACACATTCACAAAGAAAGACCTTCGCACGGTAACACTGAAGAAGCTCATGGACCAATGCAAGCAGGACAGACTGCTGGTCAAGTGGTGAGACGTGAAAGATTAATGACTAAAAGAACTAAGTCTGAAGCAAAGGCTGACGCTATAGAAGGTGGTTTCCCAGAGGAAAAAGCTAACAAGGTGTTTGCAAAGCATAAAAAGCCATTTTACAAGAACGGTAAATATGCAATGCGAAAAGATCAACCTACAGCTAGCGATACTGTTAATGCATATATACATCATAATTATGCTACTCCAGTAGGAAGTGACGCACACAAAGCAGGTCGCAAGTCTGCTATAAAACTGGAAGGTTATAAACCTACAAAAAACGAGATGGAAAGAAGTTTAAAAAATGTTAAATATAAAAACAAGCCACAATAAAAAATAAAATAGGGAAAGACCCTATACCTAAGTATTAACCAAAAATAAAACCAATGACATACTTATATTACAAGACCAGCACGCATACTGTTGGCAACCAAAAACCGAGTAAAGAAATTATTGAGCAATGGCAACATCTAGCTACTAAAAGTAACTGGAGAATAACCCAGCTTCCTAATGGATTTTACCAAACTGAGTGTTTAAGTCTAAACTCTGATAACGAGTGGCAGGACATGACACGTAGAGAAACCATAGAAGGTGCAGAAGCAGCAATTGACGGAAGCATCGACCATTTCTCAAAAAAGGTAGAGGCTACAAAAGGGCCGAAAGTCGTAAAAACTTTTAAATAAACAACAATTAAATTAAATTAAATTAAATGGAATACAATTTACCTAGCGAGATCGTCAAAGACTTAAACTTTGGCGATCAAGCTAAAAAAAGAATAATAGCTGGCGTTGATAAGCTAGCAAGAGCCGTAAAATCCACTTTAGGCGCTTCAGGAAAATGCGTTATATATGAAGATGGACGCGGTAAACCGGTGATTACAAAAGACGGTGTAACCGTTGCGCAAAGCGTAGTCTTATATGATCCGGTTGAAAACATAGGGGCAACACTAATTAAAGAAGCTGCACAAAATACTGTAAAAGAAGCTGGTGATGGTACTACTACCGCCACTGTTTTAGCTGAATCTTTGCTAAAATACGCTACAGAAGCTCAAATAGATGGTGTTTCCACAAGAGATATTAAAAACGGTGTTAATTCTTGCCTTGAAAAGGTTAATAACTACCTAGATACAATTAAATTAGACGTAAAAAATGACATGTTATGCAATGTATCAGCTATTTCATGCAATAACGATAAAGTTTTAGGTGAAATAATAGCTGAAGCATACACAAAAGTAGGTGAAAACGGTGTAGTACTGATGGAAAGCTCTGAAACAGAAGAAACGCATGTTAAAATAGTCGATGGAGTACAGTTAAATAACGGTTTAACATCCCCGTACTTTATAACTAACAAAGAAAAACAAGTTTGTGAGCTAGATAACCCACTTGTTTTGATATGTATGTCAGAAATACCTAATGTTAGAAAAATTCAAACACTTTTAGAGTTTGCTATTAAAAAGAACAGGCCTATACTAATAGTTTCTCAAGTATCTCAACAAGTTAGAGCTGCTTTGTTAATGAATAAAGCAAAAGGTAATATAAAAATTAATATTATTGACTTACCAGGCTTTGGTCCTACTAAAAAAGACACTTGTGAAGACTTAGCTATACTAACTGGAGCAACTATTATAGATGAAATTTTAGGTGATGACTTAGATCTTGTAAATGTTAACTGCTTAGGTGAAGCTAAGTATACTGTAACAGACAATGATACTACAGTTATAACAACTAATGATGATATAGAAGAAAATCTACAAGAAAGAATAAAACTTGTTTCAAAACTTATTGCTAAGGAAAAAAATGGTTACATTAAGAAAAGATTAGAACAAAGACTGTCTATGTTATCCGGTAGTGTTGGTATTGTAAAAGTTGGTGCAAATTCTAAAGTAGAATTAAAAGAAAAGAAAGATAGAGTAGAAGACGCTATATATGCTACAAAAGCAGCATTAAAGGAAGGTATAGTACCTGGTGGAGGTGTTGCACTACTAAACGCTTCTCAAAAAATTATAGCAGAAGACAAGGGAGAGCAAATACTTTTAGACGCTATAAAGTCACCATATGACACTATATTAGATAATGCTGGAATACAAGAAACTATTTCTTTACATGAAGGTAACGGTATTGACGTTATAACTGGTAAAGAGGTTGATATGATAGAGTCTGGTATTATAGACCCAGTACTTGTTACTAAGTCTGCTTTAAAAAACGCTGTTAGTGTAGTTTCAACAATTATATCCGCTGACTGTGTAATTTCTAACATAAGAGTTGATGAGAAGTAAATACATAAATTTTTTATCTGAACAAGATATATCACATCTGTACGAAACATTATTTTTAAATGAAAAGTACTACGTGTTAAAAACTAAAAACAAAATAGTTGATAAGATTATAAATAAATTAGCTATTGATTTTAATTTTGAAATTAAAGAACAATCATACTTTAAAATTGAAAAAACTAGTGGTGAGGGTCATGATTGGCACGTAGACACTGGGTCTAGTAATCATATGGCTTGGTGTGAAGTTGGTTGTACAGTATTGTTAAAAGGAGACTATGATGGTGGTGAAACTTATTACAAAGAAGAAGACAAGGTTGTTGAAGTTGAAAGAGCTATAGGTGATTTATGTGCACACAGTTCTGACGTTGAACATAAAGTTAACCCTACAGTGGGTGATAGACAAGTATTTTTAATTTTTATTTAATTTAATATGAAAGCATTAAACAGGTTTCTTATAATTGAGAAACACAAGGTAGAACCTAAAAAAGTTGGTGGTCTTATAATGACCGAAAAAATAGATGAGGACAATAGGTATATAAAGGGTACGGTAGTATCTGTTGGTAATTTAGTTGATTGTATAAGTGAAAAAGATATAATATACTATGATAAGCATGCTGGTCACGGTTTAAGCTTAAATGACACGCTATACCATGTGATTAGAGATATAGACGTTGTTATTGTTGAATGAGAATAACAGCACAAGATGTAAGAGAATTAAACTTGTTTAAGTACTATAGGTTAGTAAGAAAATGGGCTTGTAAGACTTATGACATTTTAGACGCAGATTTAGAACTTTTAATTTATTTAGATTGTAAAGGAAGATTTACACGTAACGATTTTATTAACGGGGTTTACACATACTCGTGGGATAAAAGCAGGTGGGAGAGATTAAAGAGGCAAGGTTGGATAGAGACNTGGAGGCATAGAAATAGAACTACAATAAAGTACTCTATATTTAAAACTTCTTTTAAATGCTCTCAACTAATCAGTAGAATATACAGAATACTTTTAGGCGAAGAAGATTTGCCTACATCAGAAAGAAGTAAATTTTTTAATAACAAATCATATACAGATAAAGTGTTTAACAAAGCTATAGATGATATGATAAAAGACAAAGACAGATAAATGGCATTATTTAAAATGAGAGGTTTTCCAAAATTTGATTTTAAATCAGAAAAACCTGAAAACAAAACAAACTACAACAAAGCAATGGATCTTAACGAGGAGAGGTATGGACCATCTGCAGGGGAAACAGTAGCTTCGAATAAATTTAAATTCACGCAAGAAGATAGACCTAACCCCACTTACGAAGGTACAGATGAGTATAGAGATGAAAAAGATATATCTACAAAAGAGAAATCTAAAAGAGGTGTAGCATAATGGCATTTAAACTTGGAACAGGTAGAATTCAAGCAGTTGATAATAGAAAAGGCTTTACGCTTAAAAGAGATAAATTGCCAAAAGGCGTTTTAGGTTTAGCAGAAAACAACAACACTATTACTGTTAATGAAAAAATTAAGCCAGGCAGTAGTTTAGATAAAGAAATCATAGCTCATGAATACGATCATACTAAACGAATGAATAGTGGTGAGTTAGCTTATGGTAATGACTACATAAGACACAAGAATAAAACGTTTCACAGAAAAGCAGGTAAAGTAAAATACAATGGGAGTTGGGTTGAAGAAGGTAGTAAAAAATTACCTTGGGAAAAATTAGCATATAAAAACGAAAAAAAAGTACACAATGGCATTTAAAATGAAAGGCTTTCCAAAGCAAGAAGTAGATTTAACTAAAGATAAGGCTGGACCTAGAGCGAAAAAAACAAAGGTAAAGGATGATAATGTATATGTCGATAAAAATAAGGAAATACCTTTAGATCCTGGTTATGAAGATATTGAAAAAATACAAACAGTACAAAGACTTGGATTAACACCTCACTCTCAAAAGTTTAGTAGAAATGCAAAGGCAAACACTTCAAAAAAGACAAAAAATGTTAAGTAAAATATTTTCAGCTGGAGCTGGTGAATTAGTAAAAAACGTGGGTGGAGTTTTAGACAACCTAACTACTACTAAAGAAGAGAAGTTAGCTGCACAAGCAGCTATTAAAGATATGATTATGGGTTACGAGGCAGAAATGCAGAAACAAGTAACAGAGCGTTGGAAGATGGATATGAACTCTGACTCATGGTTATCTAAGAATATAAGACCAATAGTTCTTGTGTTTTTAGTAATTAGTACTGTACTACTAGTATTTATTGATGCTGGTTTTATAAAGTTTACAGTGCAAGATAAATGGACTGATTTGTTACAGTTAGTTCTTATCACAGTTATAGGTGCCTATTTTGGTGGCCGTAGCTTAGAAAAAGTAAAAAAATAATAATTAAAATTAAATAAAATGGCAAAAGAAGAAATGGTTAACTTAAAACCAGAAAAAATAAGTGAAGAAAGTTTAAAAGAAGTGCAAGGTGTAGTTTCTAAAGTAAATGAATTACGTATGGAGCTAGGTAGACTAGCAACGGTAAAGCATGAACTACTACATAAACACGCTGGAATTCAAGACGAGTTAAAAGTAATTCAAGATAAACTTGAAAAAGAATACGGTACTGTAAACATCAACATTGCTGATGGTACAATAAAATACCCGGAAGATGCAGATAATAAGAAAGATTAGTGTAGGTAAAGATTATAAAACTGATGCTATGCATTATGCTGTTGGTCAAGAAGTTTATGGTGGACATACTATTTGTGATATAATTGAAGAGAAAAACAAATTTTCAATTTATATTAAAAAAAATAGAGCTGTAATACCTTGGAAAGACTTTAACAAAAATATGGCTATATCTGTTGAGTATAATCTAGAGTATTAATGAAAAGTCCTTTTTATTTTATAATAGAACCTGCGGGTGAAAGGTATAATAATGCAAAAAAAGTTAACGACAAAGAGTTAATACTAAATACTGAAATATCAAATTATGAATTTATAAATAGGCAGGGTATAGTTAAGGCTATACCCTCAACCTATAAAACAGATATAGAAGTTGGTGATAATGTTATAGTCAATCACAATGTTTTTCGCAGATGGAACGATGTTAAGGGTAGAGAAAAAAACAGTAGAAGTTTTATAGACGAAAAAACATACGTTGTACAGCCAGATCAAATATATGCGTACAAACGCTATTGGGAATGGCGACCAGTGCAAGGCTTTTGTTTTGTAAAGCCTTTAAAAAACGATTGGAAGTACAGTTTAAATCCTGAAAAACCACTTGTTGGTATGATTAAGTATAGTAGTAATTATCTTAAACAAGGTGACGTGGTAGGTTTTACACCAAATGACGAGTACGAGTTTGTTATTAATAACGAAAGGTTATATAGAATAATGAATAAATATATTACAATTAAATATGAAAACGAAGGAAACAAAGAAACTTATAATACAAGCTGGGCACAGGGCAGTTGAGGAGTTGATTAATGTTGCTAAAGAAAAAATTATAACAAACACAGAAGATGATGTTTCTGCAGATAGATTAAAAAATGCTGCAGCTACAAAAAAACTAGCAATATTTGATGCTTTTGAAATACTTAATAGAATACAAGAAGAAGAAAATTTGTTAGAAGGTAAACGTCCAGAAGAAAAAAAGCAAAAAGTGTTTAAAGGTTTTGCTGAAGGAAGATCAAAATGAAGTACGAGCAATCACTAATTAAAATAATAGAACCTATTAAGCGTACGACTATAACTCGTATGAATAGGGGTAAAAAATGGAAATATGGGTACAATAAAGAACATGATGTTATCGTTATATCAAAAAATGGCACAATTGGTGAAGTACTTGAAATACAAAATTTGCGAATTGCGTTGCCAAAAAAACCAGTGCAACTGCAACATAGTAAAGTAAAAAAATGGGAAAGATTAAATTATCCAAAAGAGCTAAGTAGACTTAAAAATATATTTGACTGGAGATCACACCCTGAAGATCAAAAAGAACAGTGGTTTGACTATATAGACAAAGAGTTTAAAAATAGAGAAGAAGGTTTTTGGTTTAACAACAATGGTGAAATAACATATATAACTGGTAGTCATTATATGTATTTACAATGGAGTAAGATTGATGTAGGTGCACCAGACTTCAGAGAAGCTAATAGAATATTCTTTATATTTTGGGAGGCATGTAAGGCAGATAAAAGATGCTATGGTATGTGTTACCTTAAAAACAGACGATCTGGTTTTTCTTTTATGTCATCAGCTGAAACAGTTAATTTAGCTACAATATCAAGTGATAGTAGATATGGTATATTATCCAAGAGTGGATCAGATGCTAAAAAAATGTTTACTGATAAAGTTGTTCCAATTAGTGTAAACTATCCTTTCTTTTTTAAACCTATTCAAGATGGTATGGATAGGCCTAAAACAGAATTAGCATATAGAGTTCCAGCTAGTAAGTTTACAAGAAAAAAAATAACTGCTAACGAAAAATTAGAAGAGCTAAAAGGTCTAGATACAACTATAGACTGGAAAAATACTGGAGACAACAGTTATGATGGTGAAAAGTTAGCTTTATTAGTACATGATGAAAGTGGTAAGTGGGAAAGACCTGACAATATATTAAATAACTGGCGAGTAACAAAAACGTGTTTAAGATTAGGTAGTAGAATTATAGGCAAGTGTATGATGGGATCAACATCAAACGCTTTAGATAAAGGTGGTAATAACTTTAAAAAACTATACAATGATTCAGATGTTACTCAAAGAAACCGCAATGGACAGACAAAGTCTGGTTTATATTCTCTCTTTATCCCAATGGAGTGGAACTACGAGGGATTTATTGACGAATACGGACGTCCAGTCTTTAATAATCCAGATAATGATGTATACGGACCAGACGGGGAGTTAATTGATTATGGTATTATTGACCACTGGAACAACGAGGCTGACGGCTTAAAAAATGATCAAGATGCTTTAAACGAATTTTATCGTCAGTTTCCAAGAACTACAGAACATGCGTTTAGAGATGAGGCTAAAAATAGTATATTTAACTTAGTAAAAATATACGAGCAAATAGATTACAATGAAGAAATGAATAGGTCTATTGGTTTTAGTAAAGGAAACTTTCAGTGGGTTAATGGTATAAAAGATAGTCAAGTAATATTTTATCCAGATCCAAAAGGTAGATTTAACATAACTTGGACACCTGGTGTTCATTTACAAAACAAAGTATTAGTTAAAAACGGAATAAAATACCCAGGCAACGAGCACATGGGTGCTTTTGGTTGTGATAGTTACGATATATCAGGAACTGTAGATGGTAAAGGCTCTAAAGGTGCTTTACATGGCTTAACTAAGTTTTCAATGGAAGAAGCTCCTTCAAACCAGTTTTTTTTAGAGTATATAGCTAGACCGCAAACAGCTGACATATTCTTTGAAGATGTTTTAATGGCATTAGTGTTTTACGGCATGCCACTTTTATGTGAAAATAACAAACCTAGATTATTGTATTATTTAAGACGTAGAGGTTATAGAGGCTACAGTATGAATAGGCCAGACAAGTTGTGGAATAAATTATCTGTAGCAGAAAAAGAAATAGGTGGTATACCAAACTCAAGCGAAGATATAAAGCAAGCTCATGCAGCTGCAATTGAAATGTATATACAGCAACACGTTGGTAAGGTTAATGAAGACACATATGGAAATATGTACTTTAACAGAACTTTAAACGACTGGGGTGGGTTTGATATAAACAAACGAACAAAATACGATGCTACTATAAGTAGCGGTTTAGCGGTTATGGCTTGTAACAGACATTTATACAGACCAAACCCAAATGTAGAGAAACAAAAATTAAACATTAATATATCACGGTACAGTAATGATGGTTTCGTGTCAAAAATAATAAAATAAGAATATATGGCTGAGTCAGTACATGTTAACTTTCCTTCTCAAGTTGTAAGCGACTTGGAAAAAATGAGCTATGATTATGGTTTAAAAATAGCTAGAGCTATTGAGCAAGAGTGGTTCAATGGTACACACTCCAATAAATACTACGACGCTCAATCAAAATTTCATAAATTAAGACTATACGCGCGAGGTGAACAATCAATACAAAAATATAAAGATGAGTTATCTATTAATGGTGATTTGTCTTATCTTAATTTAGATTGGAAGCCAATACCAATTATACCTAAGTTTGTAGATATAGTTGTTAACGGTATGTCTGAAAGAATGTTTAGTGTAAAAGCTTACTCACAAGATCAATACGGTGTTAGTAAAAGAACTGAGTATATGGAAAGTATGCTTAGAGATATGCAAACTAAAGTTTTTAACGATCAAGCAGCCGCTGGTATGAGTATGAACCTTTATGAAACAGATCCTGACGTGTTGCCAGAAACAGAAGAGGAGTTAGCGTTACATATGCAGTTAACATACAAGCAAAACGTAGAAATAGCAGAAGAGCAAGCAATAAACAGCTTGTTAGATGGTAGCAACTACGACTTAACAAGAAGAAGATTATTATATGACCTAACAGTACTAGGTATTGGTTGTGTAAAAACAAACTTTAATTTTAGTGAAGGTGTTACTGTTGAATATGTTGATCCAGCCAACTTGATATACTCGTATACTGACTCTCCTTATTTTGAAGACATATATTATGTTGGTGAGGTTAAAACAATACCAATACCAGAACTTGTTAGACAATTTCCTAACTTAACACAATCTGATTTAGAAGGTATAAACAAAAGCGCTAAAAGACCTAGTGGTAGATATACTTTTAGAGAAACTTCAGACAAAAACAAAGTTCAAATATTGTATTTTAACTATAAAACATATAGTCACGATACTTATAAAGTAAAAGAAACTGGTACAGGTGCTGAAAAAGCTATTGAAAAACAAGACACATTTGATCCGCCGTCAAACAATGAAGGTAGTTACTATAAATTACAAAGAGCTGTTGAGTGTGTATACGAAGGAGCTTTAATACTAGGTACTGATAAATTGTTAGCTTGGAATAAGTGTGAAAACATGATACGTGATAAGAGTGATTTTAACAGAGTTAAAATGAACTATAGTATTGTAGCACCAAGAATTTACAACGGTCAAATAGAAAGCACTGTAAGCAGAATTACTGGCTTTGCTGATATGATACAACTAACTCACCTGAAACTTCAACAGGTGATGTCTAAAATGGTTCCTGATGGTGTTTACTTAGATGCTGATGGTTTAGCCGAAATAGATTTAGGTAATGGTACAAACTATAATCCACAAGAAGCATTAAACATGTTCTTTCAAACAGGTTCTGTTATTGGTAGATCAATGACTTCTGAAGGAGACCCTAACGGTGGTAAAATTCCTATACAACAAATAGCAAATGGCTCTAATAATGGTAAGTTGCAAAGTTTAATACAAACTTACAACTACTATTTACAAATGATTAGAGATACTACTGGTTTAAATGAAGCTAGAGACGGTACTGTTCCTGATGCTAGAGCATTGGTTGGTGTTCAAAAGCTAGCCGCAGCTAATTCTAATGTTGCAACAAGACATATATTAGACTCTTCAATGTTTATTACAGCTGAAATAGCAGAGAAGCTATCTTTAAGAATATCTGATATACTAGAGTATTCACCAACAAAAGATGCTTTTATTCAAGCTGTAGGCGCTCACAACGTAGCAACATTAAAAGAAATGTCTGAGTTGCACCTATATGACTTTGGTATATTTTTAGAATTAGAACCTGATGAAGAGCAAAAGCAGTTATTAGAAAACAACATACAAACAGCGTTAGCTCAAAAATTAATTGATTTAGATGACGCTATAGATGTTAGAGAAGTTAGAAGTGTTAGGTTGGCAAATCAATTGTTAAAGTTAAAAAGAAAAAAGAAAGCTGAAAAAGATCAGCAAATGCAACAACAAAATATTCAAGCACAAGCAAAGGCTAATGCAGATCAACAACAAGCAGCGGCACAAGCGGAAATGCAAAAGAACCAAGCTAAAACAGCTGCAGAGATACAGGTAGAAACTGCTCAAGCTAAATTTAAAATGCAATACTTACAAGAAGAGGTAAGGTTGAAAAAAGAGTTGATGCAATATGAGTTTGAATTAAGCACTCAGTTGAAAGAAAAAGAAAACAAAAGCAAAGAAAATATTGAGACCATGAAACAAACTGGTAAAGAGACTAAAAAGTTTGAATCTTCAGGTAATGATATACTAGGGGGTGGACTAGGTCTTGATAAATTTAACCCAAAGATTAATTAATTATATAATATTTTATTATGGAAGAAAACAAAAATGATGCAGTTGCAAAAACTGTAGAACAACCCGTTGCAAATAATGAGGTTGGAAAACAAAAAGTAAAAAAACGTAGGAAAGTTTTAAAACAAAACGAACCTGTAACAAAAGTAGATTTAAGTAAAAAACCAGAAACCAAAGAAGATGAAACTAAAAAAGATAACCCTGTCGACGAGGGAGTGGCTAGAGTCGATGAAAATGCCAATGCCACAGAAGAACAAAAAGAAGTACAACCGGAAACAGAAGCACAAGAAACTCCAGTATTAGAAGAAATTATTGAAGAAGAAGTTAAAAAAGAAACAGAAGAATTAACTGAAAAAGTTGAAGAAGCTGTTGCTGAATCTGAAAAAACTGGAGAACAACTTCCTGAAAACATTCAAAAACTTATGAGTTTTATGGAAGACACGGGTGGTGATATAAATGATTATGTAAACCTTAACAAAGATTATTCTGACATGGATAATTTAACTGCTTTAAAGGAATACTATAAACAAACAAAACCACACTTAACTTCTGAAGAGGTAGACTTTATCATGGAAGATAAATTTTCGTATGACGAAGAGCTTGATGAAGAAAAAGATATTAAAAGAAAAAAATTAGCGCTTAAAGAGCAAGTTGCCGACGCTAAAAACCACCTGGACGGGTTAAAGTCCAAATACTATGAAGAAATTAAGGCTGGGTCAAAGTTGACCAAAGAACAACAAAAAGCCGTTGATTTTTTTAATAGATATGACAAGGAGTCAAAAGCAAATCAAAAAGTTGCTAAAGAACAAAAAGATGTATTTTTAAATAAAACTAATAATTTATTTAGTGAAAGCTTTAAAGGCTTTGACTATAGTGTTGGTGATAAAAAATACAGATTTAATGTTAAGAATATAAATGAAGTAAAAGAAAGCCAAAGTGATATTAATAACTTTGTCAAAAAGTTTTTGAACAAAAGTAATCAAATGTCAGATGCCGAAGGTTATCATAAATCTTTATTTACCGCAATGAATCCCGATGCTGTCGCAAGACATTTTTACGAGCAAGGTAAAGCTGACGCTATAAAAGACAGGGTAGCTAGAGATAAAAACATAAATGTTAATCCTAGAAGCTCACACGACCAAGCTCAATTAGGAGGTCTTAAGTTTAAAGTATTGGGTAATAACGCTAGCGACTTTAAAGTTAAAATACGTAAAAATAAATAAATAATTAATTTTAAAAATAAATAAAAAATGGCAATTACAATGACACCTGGTGGGTCGTTAAATAGCGTGCCAGCAATGAATCAACAAGCGTTAACTACTAACTATATTGATTTCACTGCACAAGCAACTGCAGGTTGGGCGCAACAATACTTACCAGATTTAATGGAAGAAGAAGCTGAGGTTTTTGGAAACAGAACTATCGGTGGATTTTTAGAAATGGTCGGAGCTGAAGAAGCAATGTCCGCTGATCAAGTAGTCTGGTCAGAACAAGGAAGACTACACATATCATACCAAGGTAACTTACAAAGATCATCACCTGTAGGTACTTTTAACTTTATATTCATCAAAGATATTGACGGAAATTTTGTTAATGGTACTACTGGAGCTGCTGGAGCTTCTGGTGCTGCTGATGTAGCTGTAAGAATTGGTGACTTAGTTATTTTATCTGACGCTGATGCAACTATAAAAGGTTATGTAACAGCTGTAGGTACTACTAGTATTGGCTCACCTGGTGTGCTACATGCTTCATGTACTGTACAACCTTTAACTGATAATGGTCAAGGATTTGCAACTGTTACTGCTGCAAATGACAACGTTACTTGTGGATTAATGGTTTATGGTTCTGAGTATGGAAAAGGTACTACTGGTAGAACTACTGCTAACAAGCCACAGTTCAAGTCTTTTAGTAACAAACCTGTTATAATTAAAGATATGTATGAGGTTTCAGGATCTGATGCATCTCAAATTGGTTGGGTTGAAGTTACTGGCGAAGACGGGCAAAATGGTTACTTATGGTACTTAAAAGCTGCTGGTGATACTAGAGCTCGTTTTACTGATTATTTAGAAATGGTTATGGTAGAGCATGAAAGTGCTACTAACACTGTAACTTCTCATCTATCTAACACTTTGACTGGTTCTGAAGGTTTATTTGCTGCTATCAAAAACAGAGGTAATGCTTATGATGGTTTAATTGCAACTGCAACTTCAGTTCAAGCTTTAGGTGATTTTGATGCAATATTAAAAGAGTTTGACAAGCAAGGAGCTATTGAAGAGTACATGGTATTCGCTGATAGAGACCTTATGTTAACTATTGATGATATGCTTGGTGGATTAAACCCTCACTCAACTGGTGGTTTATCTTTTGGTGTATTTGATAACTCTGAAGATATGGCATTAAATTTAGGTTTCTCTGGTTTCAGAAGAGGTTCTTATGACTTCTACAAAACTGACTGGAAATACTTAAACGATGTATCTACAAGAGGTGGTATCAAAGATGTTGATAATCACATCAGAGGGGTATTTATTCCTGCTGGTACTACTACTGTGTACGATCAGTCATTAGGTAAAAACCTAAAAAGACCTTTCTTACACGTAAGATACAGAGCTTCTAATATGGAAGACAGACGTTTCAAAACTTGGACTACTGGTTCAGTTGGAGCTGCTACTTCTGATTTAGATGCGATGGAAATGCATTTCTTATCTGAAAGATGTTTAGTTACTCAAGGTGCTAACAACTTTATGCTAATTGAAGCAACAGGTACTTACTAGTACTAATTAATTAAAGCCGGGACTTCGGTCTCGGCTTTTATTTACTAATCTTATTATATATTATATTATGGAAAAAACAAAAAAAGAAAAACCTCAAGTAAAAAAAGATACTTGGGAAATAAAAAATAGAACTTACGTTTTAAGAAATATGTCACCTCTTGGTTACCATTTAAGATCTACACAATTGTATTATTTTGATGAAGATAAAGGTTATGAAAGAGAAATATGTTATTCAAGAAATCAAAAAACAGTATTTATTGACGAAATGAAAGGTGATATTAGATATGGTCATGTTTGGTTTAGAGATGGAGCGTTATACGTTCCAAAATCAAACGTAACATTACAAAAGTTTTTATCACTATATCACCCTCAAAGAGATAAAAAATACTTTGAAGTTGACACTGTAAAAGAAGCTCAAGATCAAGTTGAAGATATAATGCTAGAAATAGAAGCTTTAAACGTAGCTCAAAACTTAGACGTTGAGCAAATGGAAGCTATTATGCGAGTTGAAAAAGGTTCTGCTGTTAACAAAATGAGTACAAAAGAACTTAAAAGAGACTTGTTAATACTTGCAAAAACTAGACCAGAGATGTTTATGAGTTTAGCTCAAGATGATAATGTTCAACTTAGAAATGTTGGTATTAAAGCTGTTGAAGCTAAAGTAATAAACTTATCACAAGATCAACGAACGTTTACTTGGGGTTCTAATGATAGGAAACTAATGAACGTACCGTTTGATGAAAACCCTTACTCAGCTTTAGCCGCTTGGTTTAAAACTGATGAAGGAGTTGAGATTTTCTCTCAAATTGAAAAAAGATTAAAATAATCTAACTGTAGTGGTGATCGCCCTGCGGGGCGATTACTAACTACTAATAAAAAAAATATGGCAATAAGCGTAGACACTGTGTACCAAAGAGTATTAGCTATGGCTAACAAGGAACAAAGAGGTTATATAACACCTCAAGAATTTAATTTATTGGCTAATCAGGCTCAGATAGAAATATTTGAGTCTTATTTTTATGATAAAAATCAAAGAGAAAGAATGGAGCCAGAAGATACTTATACTGAGGTAAGTATATCTAAATTGCTAGAAAGAAAATTATCACCATTTACCACTATAGGATCTGTTGTAGGTGGTCACACATATCCATCGCATTATCAAATAGGTAAAATATTTTTAGATGATTTAGTTTGTGTTAAAATGGATAGAAACGAATTGATGAGATATAAAAAATCATCAAGACATAGCTCAATGAATATAAATAATTTTGACGCTGTATATATTGATACAAGATTAGATGGAAAAGATATTGAAGTTTATAGAATGGATGGTAGTGCTACACAAGAAACTGGAGGTGTTAGTTGTGAAGTAATAAATGCACCAGCAACTGTTGAGTGGGCTTATGTAGTTGTAAATGAAAAAGCTTTATATAATGCTAGTGCTGCGACAAACTTTACGTTACACGCATCTGAAGAAAACACTTTAGTAAACAAAATACTAGAATTAGCTGGTATAGTAATGAACAAACCTGGATTAGTTGAAATAGCAGCATCTAAAAATGCAGCTGAAACACAAACTCAAAAACAATAAAATATGGGATTAAATATAAGTGAAGAACAAGGTTATTACGCGGGGTCTGGTAATCATGGTAATTATAGATATTTATCTCTAAAAGATATTGTAAAGTCTTTTGTAGCAACATACGTTGGTAAAGGTAAAATATGTGAAAATGTTTATCCAGGTGATGTTGCTTTTCACGCTAGTAGAGCATTGCAAGAGTTAAGTTACGATACATTAAAGGTTATTAAAAACTGGGAAGTTGAAATACCAGCTTCGCTAATGTTAGTTATGCCAGTTGATTACGTTAACTACTGTAAACTTACGTGGGCAGATGAGTCTGGTGTTGAAAGAATAATATATCATACAGATAAAACTTCTAATCCTAGAAATATAACAGAAACTGTAAACGCAGATGGTGGGTTTACAATATCTGGTGCTAATGATGATTTAGCTTTTACAGAAGAGTCTGAAACTAGAGACTTGTATATGGCTCAACAACAAAGTAATATTGTTTCAAATAGACAGGATCAAGACGCGTACAATTACTTAGAAGGTAGCAGATATGGTATTGAACCTGCACACTCTCAAGTTAACGGTAGTTTTTATATTGATCAACAGGCAGGAAAGTTTCATTTTAGCTCTAATATTTCAGGAAAGAATGTAATATTAAAGTATATAAGCGATGGACTTGTTACGGACAGCGATCACGTTGGTTTAGATTTTGGAGGTACACCAGTGCCTAAATTTGCTGAAGAAGCTATGTATAAGCATATGCTTTTTGGTATTTTGTTATCAAGAAAAGATACACCTGGTGGTTTACTTGCTGAAGTTAAAAAACAAAAATTTGCTGAAACAAGAAAAACTAAATTAAGATTACAAAACTTTAAACTAGAAGAATATACTAGAATACTAAGAGGAGGTAGTAAAATTATAAAACACTAAAATATGCCGGAGTTAAAACGTAACTTCTCTCAGGCCAAAATGAATAAAGACCTTGACGAAAGGTTAATTCCAAACGGCCAATATAGAGATGCAACAAACATACAAATATCTACTTCAGACGACTCAAACGTTGGTTCTGCTCAGACATTACTGGGCAACACTCTAAAAAACACTATAGAAAACGGTATATATAGTGTACCAACAACTTCAACATGCATAGGATCAATTGGTTTACCAGAAACAGATAAAATATATTATATGGTTTCTGCTGGTATCAATACAACTACAGGTGCAGCTTTACCAATACAAAGAGATTATATATTAGAATACGACACTTTAAAAAGAAGCTCAAAATATGTTTTTATAGATATATACAGTGTTTCAACAAAAGCAAGTACAGCAGCGAACAACTCAGTAACAATTAAAATACCTGACGGCGGAAGTTCTACAATTAACAAAACAGGCGTTAGAGCTGGTATGACTTTTACACATGCTAGTGTTAATATAAACGACGAAGTTACTGTTACTGATATAGCATATGATTCAGGTAATAGTAGATGGACAATAACCTTAAGTAGTGCTGTAACTGTGAGTGGCAATGATGATGTGTTTTTTGTAGCTCCTAGAATTTTAAATTTTAACAGAAATTCTATAATAACTGGTATCAACGTTTTAGATGACTTTTTATTTTGGACAGATGGTGTTAATGAACCTAAAAAAATAAACATAAAAAGATCTATAGCTGGTACTGGTGGTGAGGAGTACTTGCAAGGTGGTGGTATAGCAGGTTTTAATCCTTCACCAACAAACGCTCCTACTACAAATATATTTGAGGGTGACACACATGACTTTCACACAAGATTAGTTGCTGATAGAGATGGAAACGGTTTCTTGGAAATTGTAACTGATAGAACTGGTAAAAAAGCTGTATACGTAGAGGAAAAAAATATAACAGTAATTAAAAAATCTCCTACACAGCCATTAACCTTAGAAATGTCTGATGAAAAAGATCCTAGAATAAACAATGCTGGAAATGCAAACTTAAGATACACAAGTGCTTCTATTAACTTTACAGATGTTGATGCTGGAGATGAAATATCTCCAGATTTTGATACACCCATAGATTACAGGGTTGGTGATATTATATTGTTCACGGCTGACACTGGACTTTCAAATGCTACTTTTGCAGAGTCAGAGGCTGTTGTAAGAGGTGTTGTTACAGAGTCTTTAGTTAATAATCCAAATAATTTAAATACTGCTGGTTTTACTATTAGAATATTATCTATAGCTGGAGATATAGAAGAGGCTGTTGTTGACTATTACATTAGGTTAGTTGACAGTGAGCCTCTTTTTGAGTTTAAATTTGTAAGGTTTTCTTACAGATATAAATACCAAGATGGTGAGTATTCTTGTTTTGCGCCTTTTTCTGAAATAGCTTTTATACCTGGTGGTTACGATTATTTACCTAAAAAAGGTTATAACCTTGGTATGAGAAATACCATAAAAAGTTTAAAGTTAAAAAATTACTTTCCAGAAGAACTAATATCTAACGATGTTATCGGTATCGATATACTTTATAAAGAAGACAATAGCCCAGTAGTTTATACTGTTAAATCTTTAACAAGCAAAGATGGACATCCTTATTGGACTGATTTTCAAAATAACGCATATGATAGAGGAGAGTATAACGTAACCTCTGACGTCATCCACGCGGTTGTTCCATCTAACCAACTACTAAGACCTTTTGATAACGTGCCAAGATCTGCTATAGCACAAGAAATAAGTGCTAATAGAATTATATATGGTAACTACGTACAAAACTATAATGTAGATGATCCTGAACTGCTCTTAGAGCTCCACTCTCAAGACGTAGATAACGTTGGGGTGTTACACGCTGCACCATCAGTTAAAACCATGAGAACGTATCAAGTTGGTGTAGTGTTTAGTGATAAGTATGGGAGAGAAACACCAGTGCTTACGTCTAAAAATGCTTCAATCACAATTAGTAAAAACTTTTCAACAAAAAGAAATAGATTATTTACAAGACTACAAAGTGATCCACCTAGCTGGGCAACACATTTTTCTTTTTACGTAAAAGAAACTTCATCAGAATATTACAACATGGCAATGGATAGATTTTACATTGCTAACGATGGTAATATATGGCTTTCATTTCCTTCTTCAGAAAGAAACAAGCTTATGGAAGATGATTATCTAATATTAAAAAAGTCTCATAGAACAAACGAACCTGTTTATGAAAAAGCTAGATACAAAGTATTAGCTATAGAGAACGAAGCTCCTGACTTTATAAAAACAGTCGTAAGCATTATAGGTGATTGTCCTTGTGGTACAACGTCTACTATTACAACTGGTAACACTAGTAATTTTGGTAATGGATCTGGTAGTGGTTACCCTGTAAACGGTGGTACTGAAATATGGGTTAACACAAGTGTTTTTGACGGTGCTTTTGGCGCTGATTTATTGATACAGACGCCAGATAAAATGTTTATAACTCTTATATCTACAGAAAACTCTTCTAAAGAGTATGATGTTATGAACATAAGAAACGATGGTAATAAATACATTATTAAAATTAATGGTGCTTTTGGTAATGACATGGATTTTACAGACTCAGACACTGGTACAGCTGGTATACAACCTCCAGCGGGATTAATATTAAGGCTTGTAGAGCATAAAGTTGAAAACAAACCTGAGTTTGATGGAAGGTTTTTTGTAAAGATACACAGAGATGAAGGTTTGGCTAAATACGTTTTATCTGCTGGAGATGGTGAAGATCAAAATTATAAGGTGTTAAACTCTTGGTCATTAAGATACTTAAACAACAATGGTTATAAAGGTGGTGGTTCATACCCAATAACAACCGACCATTATCAAGCTTTAAAAAATGAAGGTGGTGGTTTAAGTGGTAAAAGTCACCCAACTGAATATTCACATCATCACACAGGTAGTCCTGCCGCGGCATACCAGTGGGGAGGAACAAATGGCAAGCGTTTTGACATAACTAGTTCAGCAATACACAACGATCCAGTACACGCTTTGGGTAATGATGCTGTAACTTTTAACGGTATAAACCCAAAAGCTAAAGAGTTTTGGGAAGGTATAAAAGGCTTAAAATCATTTTTTATTGATTGCGCAACTGCTTATCAATGGAGTGGTCATGAAGATCATATACCAGGAGACAGAGTTAATGGTAACACAAACGATGGTTATGAACTATCATTATTTATGAGACCTGATGCTGAGCAAGTTTGGTATAACAACAACAATAACTTCACTAGTTCTAAAAAATCAAATAGTACTAGCAGAAGTATAAACAATTCTCAGGGTGCTGCAATATCTAGAGGTATATGGAATAACAATGGTGTTACTTGTCTTATGGATATTTCTTGGTCTGGTATGGAAAACAAAGATACTAGCCCGTGGAACCCACCTTACAAGCATAGATTACAAGAGCATAGTACTGGTGTAAGAGCTGCGGCTTGGCAGTTTATGGAAAAGCTAGTGCAAAGTGGAACTAAGTTTAGATTTAGAAATGATCCAGATAAAATTATTTACGAAACATATGATTATGATTACCAAAACACACCACATGGTAAAAGTGAGTACAGAAGTAATGCCACTAAATTTATAGGTGCTTATGGTATAAGAAATTTTAAAGACGATGGTATAACTGGAAACAAAGCTGCAAAAAAATTATATAGAGACAAGTGTGTTCGACAAAGATGGACTATAGGTGTTAAGCCTGGTATTGGTAGTGGGCCAAGTGGTTACAACCCCATGACTGGTACAATAAATGGTGCGCCAACACCGGTTAGAGCATTAAAGCATGATGCTGATGATTTTGATGTTATTGAAATAATAGAACCTTTTATTAGTAACGAAACTAAAGATAACTTTACAGAAAATCCTGCTGTGTGGGAAGTTGAACCAAGAGAATCTGTTGATTTAGATATATATTATCAAGCTAGTGGTTTGCAACCTATAACTTTAAATCACGAAACAAACGAACAGTATATACCTATAGGCAGTACTTTTGTAACTAAAAATTCTAGCGGTACACCTACAACACATACAGTGAGTTCATGGAGTGGTCAGACGGTAAACTTTACACCAACTTTACCATCTAACACCACTATATCCGACATGCAGACTATAACTTTTATAAAAAGAAGAAATTATTGGGTTGGTAGCAAAGTTAATGGTCAAGTTACTAGTGGTACAGCTATAGTTTTACACGGTGGTCCTACCTCTGTTGGTAGTCAAAGACTATTTAAACAATACCACATGCTAGACTGGGCAAATTGCTTTTCATATGGTAACGGTGTAGAAACTGACAGAATTAGAGATAGTTTTAACGAGCCTAGATTTGCTAATGGTGTTAAGGCATCTACAGTTTTAGCAGAACCTGTGAGAGAAGAAAGAAGAAAGCACGGTTTAATATTTTCTGGTATATATAATTCAAACGCTGGTGTTAACAACACTAATCAATTTATAGCTGCGGAAAATATTACAAAAGATTTAAATCCTGTGTATGGTAGTATACAAAAGCTTCACACTAGAAATACAGACTTAATAACTCTTTGTGAAGATAAAGTTTTAAAAGTTTTAACAAATAAAGATGCATTATTCAACGCTGACGGAAAAGCAAATGTAACGTCAAACAAAATGGTGCTAGGCCAGGCAACAGCTTATTCTGGTAATTGGGGTATAGCAACAAACCCAGAGTCTTTTGTATCAACACCACAACAATTGTACTTTACAGATATAACAAGAGGTCAAGTTTTAGCAATGAGCAGGGAAGGTGTTAGATCAATATCTGATTTAGGTATGAAAGATTATTTTACCGACCTGTTAAGAGATTATGCTGATATTGCAATTGGTAGTTACGATGCAAAGAAAAAAGAATACAATATAACTATAGGTAAAAGATATAACAAAAGACAATTACAACCAGAGTTTACAACTATATCTTATGGTGAAAAAGCTAAAGGTTGGGTAAGTTTTAAATCTTTTAAACCAGAACAAGGTTTAAGTTTAAATAATGAGTATTACACTTTTAAAAATGGACAGTTGTATTTACATCACAGTAACGAAACTAGAAACAATTTTTATGGTGTACACACGGAGTCTGATGTTACAGTTGTGTTTAATGATAAGCCAGAATCAGTAAAAAGCTTTGGTGCGTTAAACTACGAGGGTAGTCAAGCAAGAATAACTCAGTTTACAACTTCAAACGCAACTGCTTACGATAATGTTGGTGGTTCAAGCACTGTTGCTTTTAACGACGGCGAGTATTACAACCTTGATGCAAAAACTGGTTGGTACGTAGAATCTATAATTACAAATAAACAAACTGGTAACATAGTAGAGTTTAAAGAAAAAGAAGGAAAATGGTTTGGATTAATTGCTGGAGATCAAACAAATCTAGATAATTTAGATGAAACAGAGTTTTCTGTTCAAGGTTTAGGCCAAGCATCTTTTTCACATAGTAATCCCGGTGGTGGTAGCCATCCAAATGTTGGGCAAGTACCTATTACTTGGGCTGATAACGTTTCTTCAACTTATCAAGGTGATGATGGTAGTGGTGGTGCTTGGGACGGAAGTTTACAAACAGCTTGGACTTGTACTAGTAAAGCTATTAATTATACTGTTGGCACAACCGTCGCACAGCAAGTTGTTAACTTAACAATATCTAATATTGTAGGAGGTTCTTACACTGGATACGATTTAGATGCTCTTGATTTTAAAATTGGCGGAGCAACAGAGACTTCATCTGGAGTGTTTCAAGGTGGTAATGTTGATGCAAATATAACTCAAGTTGCATTTACAAACAACGGTGTGGCGGGTGATCCGGCAAACACAGTTAACGTTGCTATAACAATGCCATCTTTCACTGTACCTACGACAGCTGCTATTTACTACATAGATATTGACGATGATTTAGGTGCGAAAAGAAACCAAGCTAACAGAAGCTTGTGTGCTAGAGTACATTATCCATTTTTTACTAATCACGTGATAACAATAGCAACAATGACACCTCACGCTGCTACAGTAACTAGAACTCAAGAAGATAGTGGTTCTTCATCTGGAACAACTAAACAAAGGTATCAAAGTAGTGATTTAGTTGATGGAATGATGAGTCAAGTTGTACAATTAACGTTTACAGCAAACAGTGGTTATTATTACGAAGGTCTTGCTAGGTCACAACAAAACGTAAACCAAACTGGATATGACTACACACCTTATTATAACTCTTTAGAAGGTAGCCATGCTTACGATGCAAATGGTAGACTTACTAGTTTTTCTTACATACTTGAATATACTCCACCTGGCAACGTACCTTTAAATCCAGACCCTTCTAACTTATGTAGACTGTTTCATCAGTTTAATATTCATTTTAAACTTGTTCAAGCACCTGTAATTCCTAGTAATCAATTAAGCTCAATAAGCTTTTCACCTACAGCACCTACTACACCTAACACAACACCTGTCACTGTGTCTGGTACGGTTGGAGCGCAATACACACTTCAGGTTTCTTTACAACAAGGGTTGAGCAATAATAGTATTGCCACTAGTGATGGTTATTATAATTTTACAAATAATGTTTTTCAAACAAACTCTGTAAACTCTGGTACACAAACTATAACTGCTGAAGGTATAAATAGACACAACATAACAATACCAATAAACAATGGTGCTAAAAGAAGGTTTGATATAATTGCAGCTGGTGCTGGATCACCTACTACAAGTTTAGCAACTGGAGTGCCTAGCGCTCACGGAGAAGCTAGTATAATACAAGAAGGTGTTTCTACATTAACTTTTACAACAAAAACTTACAGTGGTGGCTACACTGGTATGGTAAGCATAGTAGTTACTAGACCAACTGGAGTTACAACAGAGCCAACTACTATAACTACAACCGGTGGTACTGCTGGTACAACTTCTACAGAAATAACACTTGATGAGCAGGTTGATGGTATACAAGCTGGAATGATTATTACAGGTATTGGTGTACCACACAACACTACTGTGGTGGCGATAAAAGATAAAAGATTTGTTACTTCAAGCGGTAGCGTAACTGTTACAGATGGTAGAACTTTAAACTTTAGTTTAAATGATGGTAATATAAAAACCTTTGAAATAACAGTAACTCCTAGTGGAGATGGAGTTTTAAGTATAGATGGTACTGGTGGTAGTAGACAGCCTAACGCTAGTGATTTTTCAACAGGTTCAACAGTTAAAATTGATGCTGCTGGAGCAGGTACTAACCTTCCAAACGCTAGCGCTTTAAGAGTAGCATCAACAGTTGGCGTAGGAGTTGGTATGACATTTGTACTTGGATCTACTACGCATACCGTTAATAGTATCACAAGCTCAACAGCTTTAGGTATATCACCCAACTTACAAGCTGGTTTAGCAGCAGGTCTTTCTATAATATTTGAAAAGCCTACAGCATTAGGTGTTGAGCTTAGACATGTTGAAGCTTACAAAGATCAAACATCTGTTAAAATTAGAGGTTTGTTTGAGATAACTTCAATACCACAGGACGATACTGTAGAAATTTATTTAGATAACTTTATACATATAGAATAATGCCAACAATAACACTAACATTTAATAAGCCTTTAAACGTATCCTGCCAAGTTGGCGACACTGCTTACACCGTTCCAACTACAACTACAGCGGGTTTTACAGTAAATAGTTATTCAGTAACTGAAATAGGTACTATAACAAGAATACAAAACGCAACTTCAAACTCACCTATATTAACTGTTGACACAAGTTTACCAGGTACTTACAACGGTATAACTAATTTTGTATTTTTTAGTAAAGACAACAAGGCTAATCTTAGTAGCGTGTTAGGTTATTTTGCTGATGTAAAGTTTAAAAACAGCTCAACATCAGAGGCAGAGATATTTAGTATTGGTGCTGACGTGTTCGAAAGCAGTAAATAAACGCTAAAAAGTGTAACTATAATATATAATTAAATTATATATTATGAATAACAAAGTAGTTTCAAGAAAAAAAATTCTTGAACTTGAAAAGTTACTGTTAAATAGTGATGATGAGCAAGTCATAGATAATGGTGGGGAAATAATGAATTGCAGTGAATTTCCAATAAAACACTCATTTGCTGATGGGATATATGTCAGACAGATGAATATGCAAAAAGACAGTGTAGTTATAGGAGCAATACACAATCATTTACATGTTTGGTTTTTGTTGACAGGAAAACTAACAGTAACTACAGAAACAGAACAACAAGATTATATAGCCCCTTGCTATGTAGTTTCACAGCCGGGTGCAAAAAGACTTATATATGCTCATGAAGATAGTATCTTTATAAACATACACAAAAACCCAACAAACACACAAAATATAAACGAATTAGAAAAAGAAATAGTTTCTAAAAATTACAAAGAATATGAACAGTATATTAACAAAAATAAATAAATTATGGCATTTGCAGTAGTAGGCGCAGTAGCTCTTGGGGCAGCAGCGTTAAAAGCTGGTACTGGTATTGCTAAAGGTATTACCGGTGTTATACAAGCTAAAAAAGCAGCTAAAGATCAAAAAAAAGCTCAAGAAGAAATGGATAAAAACAAAGCGTTGTATGCTAGTTTAGATACTAGTAATCCATATACTGATTTAGAAAATACAATGGAAGACTTAACTGTAAATCAAGAACAAGCTGAATTTACAAAACAACAACAAGAACAACAACGTGCTAACATAATGGAGCAAATGAAAGGTGCTGCTGGTAGTTCAGGAATAGCTGCGTTGGCACAATCATTAGCTAATCAAGGTTCTTTAGATGCTCAGAAAGCATCTGTATCAATAGGTAAACAAGAACAAGCAAATCAATTAGCTGAGAGAAAAGAAGCTTCAAGAATACAAGGTCTTGAAAGAGAGGGTGAGTTAATTAGTAGACAAGCTGAGTTTGGAAAAGTTTCTAGCTTGTTGGGTATGTCAGCTGATGAAGTTGCTGCCGCTAGACAAAGAAAAGATGAAGCTATTGGCATGGCTTTTGGTGGCGTTGAAGATGTTGCTGATGCTGGTATGGATTATGCGTCATCTAAATTTAGCATGGAGACCGGTGGAACTGGTAATCTTACAGGTGGAATAGGTTAATAAATAAAAAAAAATATGGCAACAAGAGGAAAAGCGCCTGCAAGCAGGACATTAAATTATAGTTTAAGCGGAGATGTAATGAACAGGGTAAAGGGTTCTTTAGATTCTGGTAGCACCATTAAAGCTATTGACGAAGGGGTTAGTGGTATAGCCGATGCTGTTTCAGAAGGTTCTGAAAAGTTAGTTGACGAGAGGGTTAAAATTAAAAACAAAACGGAAAGTGCTGACCTAGTTTTTGAAGCTGGTATGGATGCTTTTGGATCTAGAGCTTCTTGGGCTACGCCAGAAACATATGATAAGTTTTTAGGAATTGAAGAGGCACAAAGGTTGGATTATAACGAGGCTATATCTAGTGGTGACAAAAAGAAAGCTGCTAAAATATTAAGAGAACAAAAGCAAAGAGCAGTGCAGCAGCAAACATGGAAAGGTGTTTTTGATGGGTTAAAAGATATAGACTTATTAGAGCTAGATGATGATACTAAGTATATTGTAGGTAGAATGACAAGCCAAAGCGGTGAAGATTTTAAACCTATATACGAAGATGGCGAAATGATGATACAATTTAATGATGCTAACGGAGATCCTATAAAAATACGTGGTACTGAGTTTGATAAAATTATTTCACAAAACAGAAAACCCATTAAAGAGCAAGAGCAAATAGCTCTTCTTACCCAAAGCTTAATGGATAAAAAATTAAAAATGCAACCATTTAGCTTTAGCGATTCTTTAGCTGATGTTAAAAAAATGATTACTAAAGAAAATATAAACTCAATGATGAAGGGCCAGCTAGGCATGCATGAGACTGGTAGTTTTTTAAACTCTATAGAAAATCACCCTGACTTTACTAGAGTTTCAAATGCTGGTATGAAATTAAAAATTGGTAATACAGATATTACTGCTGATGCCGATGGTGATGACGTTATTTCTGGTGAAGAGTTTATGAACTTAACAGCTGATGATAAAAAAGCTGTTATTGATCTTATGCAAAAGCCAGAAAATTTTGATATAGCACAGTATTATTTAGCTGAATTTGTTGCTATAGCACAGCAAAAAAAGTTACAAGGGTATAATCCAAGAATTGGAAATACAAACAAAAGAGCAGAAGATTTTATAAAGGAAGTTAACAGTCAAGAATAATTAAATGAGTGAACTAAAGGAGTATGTAGCTTACATGTTAAATCAGGGTTATCCTGAAAAAGATATTGAAAAGTTTATTGTAAACTATCAAAAAAAATATCCAGAGTCACAAGTTGTAGAGCAACCAGTACCTGAGTATTCTTCTGATGAATTTGCTTCTGATAGTATATCTAATATTGAAAAAGAAAAAGAAGACTCTGGTCCTCCTAAAATAAATATTAAATTTCCAACAATAGAAAACCCTGAGTATAATAATCTTGATAAAATAATTAAAGATCCAAACTCAACAAAACAACAAGTTGATAAAGCTAAAAGTGATATAGAGGGTGTTGAAAAAAGAATACCTGATCCAAAATATCCACCTGTTGCTCCTAAAAATTACCCGCGTACTCCCGAAGGTTATTTAGATGAATTGGGTGACGAAACTAGAAAAATATCTTCTCAAGAAAACAAAGACGTAAATAACATGTATAGTGGCGCGTTGAGTTATTATGATGACGTTAAAAAAGCTTTAGGTTTACCAGAGGATATGTCTGATAAAGAAGTTAAAGAATATTTAAAAAATCTAAATGAAAAAAGCGATTACTATGATGGCCTTGACTCTGATGGGGAACTATTGTTTGCGGGTCAAGTAGCTAAAGATTATCAAGCTCACGAGGCAGAGCTTAAAAGATTAAAAGGAGTTGGTGGTTACAGAGGTATTGGTGAGATTAAAGCACCAGAAGATGTAAGCCAGTTAAACACTCTTAATTTAACTTATGTGCAAAACGAAGCTATGCAAAAGTATTTTGAAGAAAATTCAAATGAAAAAATAGAATATGATAGTGTAACAGACGAAGAAGACAAAGCGTTATTAAAACAAAAAATATTAAATAGCGAAAAATTTAAAGATGTTTTACAAAGAACTGAAGAAGAAATTAATGGCGATGAAGAAAAGTTAAAAAAACAAAGTGATTTTGTATTAGAACAGTTTAAACAAGATAAAAAGCAAAGTAAGTTTGAAGATAGAATAGCTGAAAAACTATACAAAGACAAGGGTGGGGTTACTTTTTATGAAAGTGCTGAAGAAAAAGAGCTTACTGGCGTTGCTAATAAAAGACGTGATAAAAAAATTAAAGAAAACGAAGATCTTGTACAAAAGTTTCAAATAGTAAATGAAGATCTTACAAGCATAGACAAAGAGCTAAAAGAATTATTAAAGTATTTTGATAACACAGATATTGAAAAAGAAATTGAAAATGCTCAAAACAAAGAGTATAGTAGTGATGAAGAGATTAAAAAAGCACAAGAAGAGCTAGATAAAAAAATATTTGAATATAAAAAAAATGGTGCTAGATATAATTTTTTAGCTGACGAGGGTAAAAAATACATAAAGCTATCAGATAAGTTATTTAAAAAGCTTGAAAAAGGAAACCTAGAAGAGCAAGAGCTTAGAGTTATAGCTGGTGAAATTGGCAGGAACAGAAGTGTTGTTGTCACTTGGCTTGCTAATCTAAGTAACGCTGCTATAGACTTGGTACAAGGTCTTGGAGATTCTTTAGATATGGTTTTTCAAATGCCAGAAGAAGTAATAAAACTTATTGACGATCCAGCTTTAGAAGGTTACATGCAAAGTGCTTTGCGAAGTAGCTCGCCTTTGGGTTGGGTTTTTGCAGATGAAAAAGAAACAAGAAATATAGCTGGTAAAAGCATAACAACAACATCAAGCAATTGGACAAGGTTTGGTGATAGATTAGATAAGTGGCAAGAACTTAATATTACCAACAAAGTTAGAAGACCTGTTGAGTTTGGTAAAATTGGTGGGTTTGGTGACGCTGTAGAATGGAGTGCAAACTTATTTGCATCACAAATACCAAACTTAGTTTTAATGGCAGCTACTGGTGGTGCTTCTTTGTATGTTATGGGTGCTTCTGCAGCGGGTAATAAGTATAGACAATTACAAGATGAAAAAGACTTGTATATGCGAACTGGTGGTTTGTATGGGCAAAATTTAAGTTATGGTACTATGGTTGCAAACGCAACTTTTAGTGGTACAATGGAAGCATTATCTGAAAGAGTTACGCTTGGTGCTGTTGGTAAAACAGCTCAGTCACTTACTAAAAAAGCAGGTAAAGACGTTGCTAAACTGGGTTACGAAAGTTATTTAAGAAAAAATATATTTACTTTTGACAATATGAAAAGCACTGGTGGAGAATTTTTTGAAGAAGGTTTTTCAGAGAGTTTAGCTAGTATGGGTAGTAACCTTGCAGATATTTTATCTGGAAACAAAGATGTTAATATATACGATGGTGTTGGCGAATCTTTTATTAGTGGTGGTGTTATTAGTAGTGGTTTACAAGGTTTAAGACTAGCGCCTAAGTTGGTTGCACCGTTTCAGGGTGAAGACAATAATCAAAGAGTTGGCAAAATAGCTAATAGAATAAGCGAAGTTAGCAAATCACTTGCATCAATGATGGGTCAAGAAGGTGCGGGTGTTACCGTTAGAAGAGCTAGACTAGAAGAAGAACATGCTAACCTTGTTAATGAAGCAAACGAATTAATAGAGCAAGATATTAAACGTGTAAACCTTTTAAGTAAAGCTGAAAAGAAACAGTTAATAAATATAGAAAAAGCAAACTTCCAAGCTAGACAAAGCGCTGAAAACATTATGGCTGATGAAAATCTAACGCCAGAACAAAAAACAGAGGAAATAGACGCGCTTAGAAGTAAGGTTGATAAGAACAATAAAAAGAAACAAAAAGTATTAGATAAATACCCTTCAAATGTAGTTGACGACAACTATAAGCAAGAGATGGAAGCCATGAAAGCTTATGAAAAAGAAGTTGCTGAACAAGGTGGAGTACCATTTGTAACTAGAGAGGTTGATTCAAACCAAATGGGCGAAAACATATCTCAAGATGAATATGACGCTTCTATAGCTGGGGTTGAAAATATTGGTAGTTATAACTTGGGTTTAAAACAAGCTGCTTCAGAAATAATTAATGATCCAAACTCTACGCCAGAAGAAATAGCTGAAGCCAAAGAAGCTTTAAAAACGGCAGAGTCGCAAGTTGGTGATGTTGGAAATGCGTTAGATTTTATAAGTCGTGAGTCTCAAAACTATGGTGGTATGAGACCGGTATTTAACAAAGATGGTGGTTTAGAACGTATTGAAATGCTTGTCAATAAAGAAACAGCATTGACAGACGGTATGTTTAATACGGCGTCACACGAGTTTGTTCATGGCGCTTTTTACAATACGTTAAAACAAGACCCTGCTGCAAGAAAAAAACTAGGTAGTGCTGTTATAGATATACTAAACGATAAAAGTGTTTTTATGTCTGAAAAAGACATTGACTTGTTTAACAAAAGAGTTGGTGGGTACAAGGCAACAAAGCAGGGTGAGGAGGCAATGGCTATTGCAATGGAAATGTATCGTAATGGTCAAATAAAATTTAATGATAGTTTCTTTACAAAAATGAAAGGCGTGTTTAGACGTTTTGCACAAAACTATTTAGGCCATGACATTAGCCTTGACACCGCAGAAGATATTAAAAACTTCATGAGAGATTATGATGTTTCTGTTAGAAAAAACAAACCTAACAAAGCTATAGCCCGTATGATAGCTAATGGTGCTAAGGGTAAAATGTTTGAAGGAGCTAAAGCACCAACTGATGCTGAAACAAGTTTTTCTAAAAATGTTGATCAAGTTTTAAAAGAAGATCCGTTAGTTAAAAAAGATTTTGATCAGTATGTCCAAAACGATGATGGGTCTAAAAAATACAACACTAAACAAGAGTTTTTAGATTCAATTGATTCTTGGGAAGCAATGAATTTTATTGAAAACACTCCTAGGTTAGACGGTTTAATTGCTGCAGGTATAAATCTTGAAGCAGGACCAATGAGAGATTACGTAAGAAAAGTAAAAGAAAAATTAGGAAATAGATTAAGAGCTAACTTTAATCCAGCTATAAATGAAAGTTTATTTGGTTGGTTAACGGGTGTTTCAGGTGGAGCTGGTAAATCAATTATATTTAGAGCTAAAGGTGATGTGTTGGCTGAGATGAACCAAGCTACTCCAGATGAAGGTATAACTTCTATTGACAAAGTTTATGGTGATTATGGTGATTTAAGTGAAACATTACAATCAGAGTCCGACGCTTATATGGAGCGTTTAGAAAACATGGACTTGTCACCCGGTGCTAGACAAGCTATTCAAGAAATTATAACCGGATTAGTTGTTGACAATGTTTTAGAAATATCTCAAGATGGTAAGGCAAAAATAAAAGATATTGTAACTAATTACAAAGGTAGTTTTGACGGATTGTTTTATAAAGATTTTAAAAAACTAGTTGGTGAAGTTGCTAAAGTTGAAAAAGATGGCGTAATAAAAAGACCTACAAAAGAAGGTGATGTGACACCTTTAGGACCATTATATGGTATTTTAGAGGTTATATCTGGAGAGTTTGGTATTGAACCAGCTAGAATACTAGCAAACCAAGACTTAGACGATACAATGAGAGTTCGAGCTCAAGAACTAATACTTAGTAAAAGTTTAAATCAAGACGGTACATTTAACCCGGCAATGTTTGACTTGCTCCCAGAAGGTGAAGATAGAACTGGTAAGGCAACTGGTATAGCTAGAGGAGCTTTAGGTAAATTTTACGACAAAGGTAGTAGAATTGATATGGGTGGAAAAGATCAGAGTGGTAGTGGTGTAGGTAAAGCTAGACAAGACAAGATAGACTCTGTAGATCAAAACGATTGGCTAGACACTTTTGGTATTAATCCAGACGGTACTTTTAGACCTGGCACATCTTCTGATGGCGCTATAAGACAACTAGTGCTTAACTTATCTGCATTATCAGCTCTTCAAAACATAAAGCTTGAAGGGTTGCAAAATGGCTTGCTAAGTGAAAAGCTTGCCGCTAAAATATCTGATGGTAAATCAGAAATGAGTTATAGTAAAAAAGTATCGCAAGATCCAATTGACTTTATACTTGACGAGGTGTTAGCTAATTATGGTAGTCCAGAAGGTATAACTATTGAAAAAGCAAACAACATAATACAAAATGCTTATGGTTTAAAAACATTAACCAAACAAGCTGAAAAGGAAGCTAAAGCTTTAAAAGCCGATGTAGAAATGTTTATGGAAATAAAAGCTTCGGAAGCAATTGATATTAATATTGAGCAGTTTATTGTTGCTAGATTAGATCAAGCAGCTGTAGAGCTTAGTCTTAGAAAAGCTCTTGGTATTAAAGGTAACGTAAGTGATGTTTATACAGTAAAAGATAAAGAGGGTAATTACTCTGGAGTAAGCAGGTTAAGAAAGGTTGCGCAAGACACTCCTGGTGAACTAGTTGAAAGCGGTGTTTCACAAGTTGATGCTGGTAGAACTGTTATGCAAGATTCTTTTAAATTATCTTTTTCTGGTTCAGGAAAAATTGGAGATGGTAGAAGTATACCATTAAAAGACGGTGACTTAAATGTTGTAGATAATCCAACTAATAATTCTGACGGAACTCCGCCTTTGGTTAAAAACAAAAAAGGTGAAATGGTTACGCCTGGTAACCGTAGCAAATCGGTCATGACAGCTTCTGACCACCTTGCTTTAATGAACAATACTGATAATCCAAACATAATAAAAAACCCAGAAACTAAAACATGGATAAGACAAGTAGGTAATACTGTTGAGGTTTGGGATGGTAAAAGCGAGTGGGTTGCTGTTGAAACAACTCAACTGAAAGAAACTACAGAGGCTGTTATAAAGGATAGAGACGGGGCTAAAAGAGAAGAGCAGTCACAAGAAGCTAGAGTTTTAGCAAAAACAATATTAGACAACGCTTGGAATAAAGTTCAAAAAGGTGAAATGTCAATGAAAGAATTTGGCGCTTTGATGACAACCTTAGGCGCAGGCATGAACTCTGCTCTTAGAAAATCAGCACCAGTAAGAGGTATTGTAAAAAACGTAGGTAAGATTATTGCTTGGGCTAATAAAAATGGTATTCCAATAAAAGATGCTTTAAGATTTGAACACTCTGTATCAAAAGCAGAAATAAATAAAAGAATAGTAGAGTCTTATCAAAAAAATGGAGAGCTTGACATAGACTCTGTTTTTGATGGTTACGAGGTAAATGTTATACCTGCAGCTTGGGACGACGCTATGACAGCTGCTGGTTTACAAACTAAGTCACCTACTGATGGTGGTAGAATGTTTGACCCTGTAACGTTAATGAATCTTGCTAAAGATCCTGATGTAGACCCGGTTATGCTGCAACCTATAGAAAGTATATCGCCTAAGGAAAACAATATAGAAGAAACATCTAGCGCTGCTATAGAAATAGTTAAGCATTTTAAAGAAACAAAAGGACATGTTAGAGAGCAAGGTTTTGGTTCTTTGCCTAGATTAATAAAAAGTAAAAACTCAATGATGAAAAGCAAAAAAGTACCTTCAAGAGGTATGAGTGCTTTTGATTTTGATGAAACATTAATTGTTAAAGGAGAAAATTTTGTTATAGCTACAGATCCACAGACTGGAAACGAGGTAAAAATAAGTAGTGAACAATGGCCAATAAAAGGTCCGCAACTAATGAAAGATGGTTACAAGTTTAACTTTAATGACTTTGTAAACGTAAGAGGTGGTGTTGAAGGGCCTTTAATGCAAAAACTTAGAAATAGAATAAAAAAGTTTGGACCAGAAAATACTTTCGTATTAACAGCAAGACCACAAGCATCTGCAATAGCTATACATGAGTGGTTAAAATCAAAAGGTATAAATATACCTATTGAAAATATAACTGGCCTAGGTGATAGTACTGGAGCGGCAAAAGGAGCTTGGATAGCAAACAAGTATGGCGAAGGTTATAATGATGTTTATTTTGTAGACGATGCTTTACCTAATGTTGACGCTGTGAAAGATGTTATGGACCAGCTAGATATAAAAGGTAAGTCAGTACAAGTAAGAAGTGGTAACATGGAGTTTAGTAGAAAAGATGAAGACTTAGACGCTGAGTTTAATAAAATAATAGAGGACACAACTGGTGTAAAAAAAGAAAAAGTATTTAGTAAAGCCAAAGGAAGACAAAGAGGTAAAGGAAAAGGTAGGTGGAAGTTTTTCTTACCGCCATCAGCTGAAGATTTAAAAGGATTACTATACCCGTTTTTAGGCAAAGGTAAAAAAGGTGAAGCCGCGATGAAGTTTTTTAATGATACTATAATAGTTCCTTACGCAAAAGCTGTTAGAGCTTTAAATGCGATAAAACAATCTGTTTCAATAGATTTAAAAGCTTTAAAAAAATCAAATAAAAAAATAACTAAAGCGTTAAAAGATAAAATTGATGGAATTGACTTTACTTTAGAGCAAGCCGTGATGATATACAACTACGCTAAAGCTGGTATAGAATTACCTGGTTTAAGCCAGTCAGATAAAAACGCTATAGTTAAATTTGTTGAGGGTGATTCTGCAGTTAAGTTATACGCTGATCAATATGGTAAAATATCAGAAACAGCAGGTGGATTGCAAACACCAGATGATATAGGCTGGTTAGCAGAAACTTTATCTTCAAATCTTAACGAAATTACAAACAAAACTAGAGATGTTTTATTGCAAGAGTTTCAAGACAATTGGAACACAATATTTAGTGAAAAGAATTTAAATAAAATTGAATCTCAATATGGTTTAAACCATAGAATTGCATTGGAAGATATGTTTTATCGAATGAAACACGGTACAAATAAAAGAGGTGGAGATAGTAATATGAACAAGTTTATGAACTGGGTACATGGTTCTATTGGTACAACAATGTTTTTCAACGCTAGATCTGCGTTGCTACAAACTTTATCTACGGTTAACTTTATAAACTGGTCTGATAACAACCCATTAAAAGCAGGTATGGCTTTTGCTAATCAAAAACAGTTTTGGTCTGACTTTTTAATGTTGTTTAACTCACCTTTCTTAAAACAAAGAAGAGCTGGTTTGTCTTATGACGTAAATGCCAATGAATTAGTAGAAGCTGTAAAAGGTTCTAGAAACCCTGTAAAAACAGCAATAGGTATTTTGTTGCAAAAAGGTTTTTTACCTACACAAATAGCTGATAGTTTTGCAATTGCTTTTGGTGGAGCTACGTTTATTAGAAATAGAGTAAACAAATATATAAAGCAAGGCATGTCTAAACAAGAGGCTATGGAAAAAGCTTTTATAGAATTTCAAGAAATAGCAGAAGAAACTCAACAGTCTGCTAGACCAGATAAAATATCACAGTTACAAGCATCTCCTCTTGGTAAAATAATATTTGCTTTTCAAAATACACCTATGCAGTATAACAGGTTAATGAAGCGAGCGGCACAAGATTTAATAAACGGTAGGGGTGATACTAAAACTCATATATCAAAAATACTATATTATGGGGCGATACAAAATGCTATATTCTATAGTTTACAACAAGCATTGTTTGCCGTAACGTTTGGAGATGATGAAGAAGAAGATGAAAAGAAAAAACAAAAAGACGAACAAAGATATGGTAGAATAGCAAATGGTATGGCAGACACTATATTAAGAGGTTCTGGCTTGTATGGCGCGATATTTGCTACAATAAAAAATACTGTACTAGAGTTTTTTGAACAAGAAGAGAAAAAACACAGAGCAGATCACGCGTACACCGTTATTGAAGCGTTAAATTTAGCTGTTCCAATTGGTATTAAAGCTAGAAAAATGTATGGAGGTTTGCAGTCTTGGGAGTTTAATAGAGATGTTATAAAGCATATGCCTATGACTAGTATAGACAATCCAGTATACGACGCTGCTTTTGCTGTAATTGAAGCAACTACAAATGTGCCACTATCAAGAATACATGGTAAGATTAGAAACGTAAGAGAAGCTATGAACAGCGATCATAGAACATTAGAAAGAATAGCTATGGTTATGGGTTGGAGTAGTTGGAGTTTTGATATACAACCACAAGCTTTGTTAGACGCTAAGAAAGAAGTTAAAATAATTAAAAAAGAAATTTCTAAAGAAAAAGCAAAACAAAAGAGAATAGAAAAAGAAAAAATAAGAGAGCAAGAAAATAAACAAGTAGAAAAAGAAAATATAAAAAAGAAAGATGGTTTGTGTGCTGGTATAAGTAGAAGTGGTACTAGGTGTAAAAACAAAGCGTTAGAAGGTGGTTATTGTACTGTTCACCAGAAAGTAGAAAAAAGAAAAGATGACAAAAAAGTACAATGTACTAAAATTAAATCAGATGGTAAAAGATGTAAAATGACAACTAACAACAAGTCAAGTCTTTGCTATTACCATGATTAAAAGACTACTACTAATAATATTCGTTTTTGTTTCGTGTGAGAAAGAAACTGATGATCTTGGTTTTAGAGTTTATACAATACCAGCTGGTGAGCATAGCTCAGGTAGTTTTATAAACCACCCAGATAACTCTAGAATAAGTTTTAAGTTTATATTAGACCAATCAGCTATATACACCAGTGAAATACCAGAAAACCAACACGATGTAAATAAAATATACGGCATGAGTGATTTTGGTTTGCGTCATCAAAAATACTCTATAAGACTTGGTTGGAGATATTTAAACGACGAGCTAGAGCTTTGTTGGTTAAGGCATGAAGAAGGTAGACATAGTGCTGCAACAATAAGGACTATAGATACAGATGTAATTTACAACGCCACTATTGATATAAAAACGTTTTATTATGTAATAATAATAGATAATGATACTACACTTGTTAGAAGAAGACCTGAAGGTAACTGGGGTTTATTACGTAGATATTATTTATACCCATATTTTGGCGGTAATGAATACGCGCCACATGACATAACAATTAAAATAAAAGAATGAAAAAACTAATTATATTATTAATTATATTAACATCTTGTGCTGCGCCTAAAAAATGTTGTAGTCAAGATATAAAAAAGATATTTAAATTTTCTACGTTTTATGCTGCGGCTAACGGTGGTAACTCTATATCAGATGTAGATGTGTTTTCTGTAACTAGTGGTTTACAAACTGTAACAGTTAAAACACCATACGATTACAACTTAGCTTTAGGTATACGTAAAATAGCTAGATTTGGTTACGAAAACAGAGCACAAACATTTTACGATGGTACTGAAAACTCGTGGTCAGACGGTGCTAACGTAGGTAAAGTAAGTGGATTAGAGTTTTTGTTTGAAGTAGATTACACAAGACAACAAGGTAATGAATATTTAGATCAGCATCACTTTATAAGATTTGTAGATAACAAGTATATATTAAAAGGCGAATACCTAGAAGATGGTTTTGCTGATATTAAATACTTTGAAACGTCACAAAGATACAGATATAAAGCTAATGACAAATTGTCTTTCAATGCTGGACTTGCTCAAAGGTTATCTGAACCGTATGGTTATGATCCTTTAGCAGAATGGGTGCTCAGCAATGGCAATATACATTACACTTATCTAGCGCTACAAGAGGGTTATAATGTAAACGTAGCTGCTAGTGAGTATTTCTCTCCTGATGGAGAGCTCGTTGCTACAAACAAGGAGGTTTGGGAAGAGGTTGTGATACCAACTATGTTGGCTGATTATACTGAAAGAAAACGTAATGATTTAGATCAAATCATACAACACTCTGTTGTAATAGGTTTTGATTACTATCATTATACAAAATCATTTTGGACACACACATGGGCTAACATTATGCCTTATCATTATGACGACGGTAACGATTACTCTTATCACAAGTACGAGGGTAAACAATGGTTAGATTATAGCGGTGGTTTAATATTTGGTTATAAGCTAAATAAGTCCTTAGGTACGTTTATTGAGGGTAAGTATAACAAATACTGGAACAGAGAGTGGTATGACTTTAAGTTTGGTGTAAATTATGTAATCTTTTAACTATAACAAATTTACAAAAATGGCGAAAGAATTAAACGAAAATACTGGTTTTACTATAAGTATTAAAACGCTCATAGCGGTTGGGTTTGCAATATCTGGTATTATAGGCATGTGGTTTGCTTTGCAAGCTGATATAGCTGAGGCAAAAGAACTACCAAAGCCTGACGTGTCACGTATGGAGTTTCAGATGAAAGATGAGAACATCAGAAACACTATTATGGAGACCAGAGACGATGTTAAAAAGCTTGAGGAGCGTATGATCCGTATGGAGGATAAAATTGATAAATTAAGATAAATGAAATATATTTTAGCAACATTAATACTGGTGTGTAACAGTGCTTTTTCACAAGTTGTTGTAACCCAGTTTAATGCTGACTGGAACTCTGCAAACGACGTTGAGTGGTTTCAAAAACTAAATGATTGTGATTTAGCTAAGGTAGACATAGTTAAAGAAACAAAGCTACAAGAAAAACATAAAATCGTTATAGTGCCTACTATAATAATATTTAAAGATGGAGAAGAAATAAAAAGGTACCAAGCAGATCTTAGTTTTAAAATGCTTGCTACAAGAAAAGAAATACAAGAATTTATTAATGAACAGATAATGAGCGACTTCTAATGAAAAATTTACTATTACTTATATTATTAATACCAACATTATTATTTTCACAAGGACCTGGTCCCTGTATACCTACGTTAATTAATATAAACTTAGACCAATACCCATCGGAAACTACTTGGGATATTCAAGATACATTAGGTAATATTATTATATCTGGTGGTCCATACACAAATGTACCTAACTATCAACCACAATTTATAGTTAACTGTTTACCTCCTGGTGAGTTATCATTTACTATATACGACTTATATGGTGATGGTTTAGAAGGTAGTATATGGGGTGGACAAGATGGTTCTTATTATGTTATGCAGTGTGGTGATACTTTAGTGTATGGCGACTCTGCTAATTTTGGTTATGATAGTACGCATGTGTTTATATCTGCTTTTTGCCCTCCACCACCACCAGTACCTGGTTGTTTAGATGATGATTACTTAGAATACAACCCGTTAGCTAATATTGACGATAGCAGTTGTGTTACGTTAATAGTCTATGGTTGCACTGATAGCACTATGTATAATTACAATCCACTAGCTAACTCAATGGACAATATTGCTCAGTGTACTTACGATCTTATATTGCATGATTTAATAGGTAATGGTTGGATAGGTACTGTTTTAGAAATATATCAAGAAGATGACACAACTTCTTTTGCAATGACAAACGGTGGTTTTAATCAAGCTTTTACCATAGACTTATACGCACCAGCTCCTGTTAGTGCTAAATTGTTTGTTACTCAACAAGCTCAGTTTACGGCTATAGAATGTGGGTTTAGTTTAATAAGTCCTGATGGTGATACAGCTATGACTGTTCAACCGCCTTTTATAGTACCATTTACTTTATACGAAGGTTTTACTTACTGTGGTAATATATGTGAAGAGATAGTATATGGTTGTTTAGATACTTTAGCGTTTAACTATGTTGATAGTGCTAACACAGCTGATGACTGCTTTTATTATCCTGGCTGCATATCACCAGCATACTTACAATATCATATTGATACGGCTAATGCTTACTACACAGATATAAACATAGAAGATAGTTGTGAAACACTAGCTATGTTTGGTTGTACTGATTCAACAGCGTTTAATTACGACACTACAGCTAATGTAGACAATGGCGGTTGTTTACCTGTAGTTATAGGTTGTATGCAGCCGGTAGCATTTAATTACAACCCACTTGCTAATACACCTGACACTTGTATACCAGTAATATTTGGCTGTACAAATGTGACAGCGCTTAACTATGACAGCTTAGCCAATACAGATGATGGTAGTTGTATTGCAATAGTATTTGGCTGTACTGATCCTATGGCTTTTAACTTCATGCCACAAGCAAATGTTGATGATGGAAGTTGTGTGCCTGTTATTTATGGTTGTACAGACCCTACTATGTTTAACTATAATCAGCTTGCAAATGTAGACAATGGTTCTTGCATACCTTTCATATATGGTTGTATGGACTCAACACAATTTAATTATAACCCACTTGCAAATGCAACCAACAATAGTATTCCTTGCGTTCCTTTTATATATGGCTGCACGGACCCTTCTGCTCTTAATTACAACGCAACGGCTAACACGGAGGATTTTAGTTGTATTGCCTTTATTTATGGGTGTATGGATAGTTTGGCCCTTAATTACGATTCACTGGCTAACACGGATAACGGTTCGTGTATTTCTATCGTTGTGGGTTGCATGGATTCAGAAGCGTATAACTATAATGCAAATGCTAATGTTGACAATTCTTTATCTTGTCTTTACAGCGCAGGTTGCATCACTGGTGATAGCATACCTTACTGGCTTAACGATCCGTGTTACGCCTGGGTTATAGATATTGACGAATACTGCTGTGAAAATGAATGGGACACGGTATGTCAGGCAACATACAATTATTGTGAGGGCACTTGGGTTGGTCCAATGCCAATAAGAGGTATACAAAAAACTCTAGTATCAGTAACTGATATTTTAGGTAGAGAAACAAATATTATTAAAAATAAAATATTGTTTTTTAATTATAGTGATGGTACTGTAAAAAGAAAAATAATAAAATAATGGAATATATAGGAAGAACAGTTCTTCACAAGCCTATAGTAGGTGAAATTACTTTTGTGTTTAACCAAACAACTACTTCCGCAACGTGGATTATAACACACGATTTACATAGATACCCTTCTGTAACTGTTGTTGATAGTTCTAACAACATAGTTGAAGGTAAAGTAATATATAATTCTGACAAACAACTAACTATAACTTTTTTTAACGCAGGTAGTGCACACGCGTTTCAAGGAAAAGCATATCTTAATTAAAAACAACAAAACAAATGGCAATAGAATATTACAGTAGTATTGATCTTAATCAAAATCAAATACTAAGACCGGTAATACATAACTCAGGAACAATAGCAGACAACGCAGGTATACTAGGTCAATTATATGTTCATGATACTCAAAACAAATTATACTTTCACGACGGCACAAACTTTATTGACCTTACACAACAGGGTGATATAACTGGTATTACTGCTGGCGCTGGTTTAGGAGGTTCAAGTTTAACAGGACCAGTACCAACACTGTCTGTGAACGTTGATGACTCATCAATTGAAATAAATTCAGATACTCTTAGGGTTAAGGCTGGTGGTATTACAAGTGCCATGCTGTCCGGTTCTATTGCTATTACTAAACTAGCTGCAAATAAAATAATTGTTTCTGACGGTAGTCAAACTAATGATTTAACTCTTGGTGATACATTAACAATTACAGGTACTGCGCCTATTAGTTTTGAAAAAGGAGGTGACGATGCTTTTACTATAAGTGCTGCTAACGCTACTGCTACTTCAAAAGGTGTAGCTTCATTCCCTACGTCTGACTTTAGTGTAACTAATGGTGCTGTTGCTATAAAATCTGGCGGTGTAAGTAACACTCAGCTAGCTGGTTCAATTGCAAACTCAAAACTTGTACACGATGGTATAACAATTGGTACAGCTGATACTTCATTAGGTGGTACAGTAACCGCGCTTGTTGGATTAACTGATTTAGATTTAACATCAGGTAATAAAACAATATTTGATACTGTTGGCTCTAACACTCTTACAATGGGTGCTTCTGGAACAACAATAGCAATACCTGGTAATTTAACTGTTGCTGGTACTACTACTTATAAAAACGAAACAATACAAGTTGTTGCTGATAACACTTTAGCATTTAGAGCTGGTGATGGTAATAGTCATGAAATAAAACTTACAGCTGCAGACGCTACATCTGACAAAACAATAACATTACCAAATACTACTGGTACTGTAGCTTTAACATCACAAATTACAGGTACAAACTCTGGAACAAATACAGGTGATGTAACACTTGGTGGTTCTTTAGATTACTTAACTATTAGTAACCAAGTAATAACAAGAAACGCTATTAATTTAACAACAGATGTTACTGGTGTTTTACCAGCTGCTAACTTACCAGATGCAGCGGATGACGCACAAGGTGTTGTTGAACTAGCATCGGCTACTGAAGCTAAAAACGGTTCTGGTACTGCAAAAGTTATAGATGCTTCACAGTTAGGCGCTAGATCTGTAATAGCAACAATATCAGCTTCTAGTATTCAAGGTTCTACAAACAAAAGAGCTACGATAACACACTCTTTAAACACTAAAGATATTATTATTGAAATGTACGATACAACTACAAATGCTACTGTGCATGCTGAGGTAACTAGAACTAGCAATGGTAGTACAGGTGATGATAATAAAATTACAGTTGATTTTGCACAAGATATTACTAATGACATCAAAGTTGTAATTACTAGTAATAAAGGTGGTACTGGTGTAACGCCAACATACGCATAGTGTATAGTATAATAAATTAAATAAATTTAAATGGGACAAAAGTTTCTAAGTGATATAGATATTGTAGGCAATGTTTCTACAACCACGCTGGCAAGCGACTCGTGTGATATATCTACTTGGCAACTGGCTAAGGAAAAAATAAGCATTGGTTCTCAAGAAACAGCTCCTGAAACTATATTTTTTAAACCTGACGGTACTAAAATGTATATCTTAGGTAGATCTGGAGATGATGTTGATGAATGGGCTTTGTCAACACCTTGGGATGTTACAACCGCAACATACACTGATCAACTAGCTGGAATAGGTAGTTCACCAGCAAGCGAAGGTAGTCCTATGGGTATGTATATATCACCAGATGGTATATACCTATATATTGTTGGTCATAGTGTAGACCAAGTTATACAATATACACTAAGCACTGCTTGGGATGTTTCAACAGGTTCTTATACTAGAGAGCAAGCCCTTACAATAGCAGACGGTAGTGGCTATACAGATCCAACAAGTATAAATTTCAAACCTGACGGCACTATGTTTTGGGTAACTTCACATAGCAAAGACACCGTTCAACAATACACACTTTCTAGTGCTTGGGACGTTTCTACTATATCTGTAGGTAATCTTTTTTCTTTGCATAACTTTTTTGATTTTACTAGACTTGAAACAGTTTCACTTAGCGCTGATCTTAGTGGTGTTGATAGTGTTTGGGTGAGTGAAGATGGAAAAAAATTCTGGTTATTTGAGGCATCATATGACACAATTCACCAGCTTGATTTATCTACAGCTTTTAATGTAACAACAGCAACGTACTCGGGTTCAACAGGCCCAAGAACAACTCCTTACCAAGGTGATGCTGGTGGTCTGTATGTAAATGAAACAATTGGCAAAGCTTTTACAGTTGCTTCTAGCGGTGACTACGTAAGGACTTACAGTTTTGGTGGTGTTACTTTTGCCAATAGTAATGATAGTTCTGTTGGTTTTAAAAACGGCTTAAATGTTGGTGGAGATTTTCACGTTTCAAGAGCAGCAAGCTTTCAAGGAATGTCAATTTTTGGCAATGCGTCATATTTTTATGCTTCCTTGCTTTCATATAGCACAACAAGTTTAACACATGGTAATGGTGGAACTGTAAACCTTATAGATGGTACTACCTATACAGGTGTTGGTACGCTTGATGTTCTTACTAATGTTCAATGGGGTAGAAACAATACTGATCAAAATCCATATACTAATGGTATTATTCACAATATAAATTTTGGTAGACCTAACAAAGGTGGTATTATAAACCTTAACATTGGTAGAAGACAGATTGGTAATACTGTTACTGGTGATAATCAAGGTGTTGTAAACATTGTTTCAAAAGCACAAACATTTACTCATGATGGTTACCTAACTGTTGGTCAAAAACTACAAGTTACTGGTAACGCAGATTTACAAGCATTTGATTTAGGTGGTACAGTTATATTTAACGATACATTTACAGAAACTAATACAACAGATCTAGCTTCACATACACCTGACACAGGTGCTGGTTGGACAAAAGTGTTTGACAGTGGAACCGCACAAGCTTGGAATGTTATAGGTGGGGGTGGTATTGCACAGGTAAGTGTAACAGATAGTAGTGATGGTATGATATATCTATGTGATACTTTACCAACAGCTGTTGATTATGAGATTAAAGTTGATTTTCTTAGAAGAGATAGTGGTGACGATACCTTTCATATAATATTTAAATATAAAGACGCAGACAACTTTTTCTCTTTACAATGGTCTGCAAGTTACAGTGGTTATTGTAAACTAAGAAAAAAGGAAGGCGGAAGTTTTGTTGAAATAACTAATTTCGACTACGGTGTGTTTAACCAAACTGCTAATAATCTAGCAACTGCTTTAAAAGTTAGGTTTATTGATAACCAAATAATGGTTTGGGACATAGATACTAATGGTTACCAAGCTTACAGAGGTGCTTATACTGTAACTGATTTTACAAACGATGGGAATGGTGGTACGTTTCATAAGTTTGGTATGGGTATTGGTGCTATAGATGGGGGTAGTCATGACCAAACAAACACTTGGGGAATAGATAAGTTTGAAGTTAAACAACTAAGTTCAGCTGCTACGTTAAAAGCATCTACAAAGCATTATATAGAAAACGGTCTAGTTGGTATAGGAACTACAAGCCCCCTAGCTAAATTGCATGCGACAGCTGGTAGCTCCGGTGTAAGTAGTGTTGACACTGGAACATCTATGTTGGTTGAAAGCAATACTACTAATTATTTAAGATTTATTAATCCAGACGACGAAACCGGTGGTTTAGTTTGGACATCTCCAAGTGATAATTTTGCAGCATTTATAAGATGGAAATATGACGATCGGGTATTATCAATAGCAACAGCTAAAACCAACAGCCATATTGATTTCTTTACTGGTAACGCAGACCGAGCAATGCGAATAGATAGCAACCAGCAGGTTGGTATAGGAACTATAACTCCCCAAAGACAGCTTGAAGTTAGAAACGCTAGTGGAGTAGGTTACGGTTTAATATCTGGTACTACAGGCGCTGAGCTTAGGTTTAGACCTAATAACTCTTACTCAGCTAATGGAAATTTTGGTATTGAAGTTACTGGAACCAACACAAGCCCTACATACACTACCACAATGAACTTCACAGGTTATCATAGTGGAGAAACAACCGTATTGACTTTAAAGGGTAATAAAGATGTTTACATGCAGTCTGGTGGAGCTCTTTTTTTAGATGGTGGTGGTGATACATACATACAGGAAAGTTCTACAGATACTATTACTATAGCAACTGGCGGAGCTGCAAGGCTAACACTTAACAATACTTCTGCAACTTTTACAGGTGATTTAACAATTCCTAACAAAGTTATTCACACTGGTGATGCTGACACTTGGTTTGGTTTTGATGATGGTAACGATACTTGGAGAGTAGTAACAGGTGCTGCACAAAGATTAGATATTAATAATACTAGAACTAGAATATCTAATAATGATTTACAAGTAAATGGAGATATAGAAATAAAAAATCATAACGGATCAAATCCAACAGACGCTGGTAGTTTGTATTTTAATGAAGCTGGTGATACTTGGGGAACTGACATGTATGGTTTTAGAATAAACCAAGAGGGTAGTAGTAATTTACTACAATTTCAGTCTGTTTATGGTGATGCAAATGTTAACACTATATTAACATTAAATAGAGATAATAAACTTGCAACTTTTGGCGGTAATATAAAGGTTGGTGGAACTTATGTTTATGGAGATACAAACACTCCTTATTTAAGACTAAGTAACGCTGCTGGATCTGTTTTAGGATATTCAACTGGTTATATAACTTTAGGCCCATCATTTGCTTATAATACTTCAAATGGCGAACAGTTTAGAATAAATCATTCTACTGGTAATGTTGGTATAGGCACAAACGCCCCAGCGACCAAGCTTCACGTAGCTGGTGATGTAAAAATAAGCAGTAGCGATCCAAATTTAATTATTGAAGATACAAACGGTAGATCTGTTGAAATAGATATTAATGGTAACACTTTTAGAATGGATGACGTTGGTAACAACGCAGCTATATTTACTTCGGATCTTTCAACAAACCCTGTTCAAACAACTTTTGGCGGTCCTCTTTCTGCTGGTAGTTACTCTTTAACTGGTGGTAGTCTAGACATAAACGGTAACGCTGATATAGCTGGTAACTTAACCTTATCTACCAACGGTAACTTGGTGATGGGTACTGGCCAACTTAAATTTGCTGATACAGGTAAAATAATGATTGGCGATTCCAATGATTTACAAATATACCACGATGGTAGTCATAGTTTTATTGTAGACAATGGCGTTGGTAATTTATGGATAGGTAGTAACGGCGGTTCTATATATCTTGGAGACGAAGGTGCTAACGAGACTTTTTTAAAGGCTACTGATAATGGTAATGTAGAGTTATATTATAATAACGTTAAAAAACTTGAAACAAGAGATACAGGCGTGTTGGTAACTGGTGAATTAGAAGCTACTACCCTAGACATAAACGGTAATGCTGATATAAGTGGTGATCTTTCTGTTGGAGTTATTACTGCTGATTATGTAAACTCTACAGAACCATCTGAACCTTATAATCCTTTTGGATTGTTCAAGCCTAGATCAAGTATTGAAACAAACTTTTTAGCTGGTAGAGGTGAAAGACTTACTGTAACTGTTAATGGTTCTGTGGTGTCAACAGCTGGACCGCACTTAACAGATCAAAACTACGAGCAGTACAATAAGCCTGGTCTTCATGGTATTAGTGGTGAAGGTAGTAGAGTTATAAATTTAAACGTACAATCGTTAGCAACAGGTTCTGTCGCGGCAAATGGTATAACGTATATGCAGAACGCAAGGTTTGAAGTTTGTTTTTATTCAACACCTTTTCCTGCGTCGTGGTCTGCTAGGGTAAAAGATAAAGACGGCACCTACACGGCGATGACGCTTACTAAAGTAGGTAATTCTAAGTTGAGTGGACCTATACCTATTGGTAATTATTTAACAGACATTGAGTTTACACTAGTAGCTAGAACAGGTGCACCTTTTGTAACAAGTGATATAGTTTATGGAATATCTGAATGCCATTTGCTTTTAGGGAGAATGACAGCGTCACAAAGTGGTGATGTAACAGCTGTTGGTGGTTATATGGGTGGTGATTACGATTTAGCAGGAACTATTAGACACGCTGGTGACACAAACACTAGTATTAGATTTAATGATGATGCTTTTAAAGTAAAAACAGGTGGAACAGATAGATTAACAATTGATAATAGTACCGCAACTTTTGCAGGCAATATAAATATAACTAAAAGTTCTGCTACTATAAAAGTAGAGGAAAGTGGTGGTGCTGACGTAAGAATGGTTGCTGGTGGATCAACTGGTTATATTGGAAATTATAGTAATGATCAATTGTATATAATGCAGAACGGTGCTTCGGCAATAACAATAGACACTAGTAAAAACGCAACTTTTGCTGGTATTGTTTCTGTTCCTACAGGAAAATCATTTAGATTATACAATGCAGCTGGAAACGGTTGGGGTGAATTAACTTTAAAT